CCAACATTCTTAATCGCATCAATCCGGCCTTTAGTAGCTTCAATCGCTCGGTTTAATCGATCGATGGAACTAGGGTTGGTACTTGTTTGCAGCGCTGCTTGAAACCGCTTCAACTGATCCTGTAGCGTTCCGATTGACTTATTAAATCGCATTACCCCATCCTCACCAACGCGAAGCCCACGGGATAGGTCAGTAGCATCTGCCCCTAATTTCAACGTTAAATCACCAAGTCCGGCCATGCTATTTATTTTGCTTAGGTTTGCGCTTTAGTTGCTTTTGTATTGATTCCCACAGGCTTTTATCCACTTCGAGCGGGCCTTTAGGCTTCGTTACCTCATCAGTTCGCATCGGCCAAAACTTCTCTATGCTCATGCGCTTTCCTTTCGGTACATTCACGCTATACACAATGTACGCCAAATTCCGGACGTTCGATTCTGCTAAATCCTCCTTATCCTGATACCCTTCAATCGCCGTCCATACCTCATATGGACTTGCCCGGTATAGCTCCTCTAGTGGCCTACCGATTTTCCCGCACCATGTTTTTTCGATGTAGTGGTGGTTTTCGTAGAGGGTTTGTTTTTTTTTTCAAGGGACTGCTCTAGCTCCTTAACGGCAGCGGTAGCGCGTTCCTGCTGCTTTTCTACCCACTTTTTATACATCGTTGTTTCAGCGAATAGAGCATCCGCTTCGATTAATCCCTGCGTCTGTTCTTCGGCCATAAGTTCATCCACCCAACTAATAACATCAGGCAGCGTAATTACTTCGCCCGTCTGCATCGCACGGGCCGCGCCGGTCAGTCCTGCAAAAATCGTAGAGTACGCGGCGCTCACACGCACGTCGTTATCGTCAGTCCAATCACGGACTAAATCGAATAGTGTTTTTTCGTAAGTGGTAAGCGCATACCAATTGAACATCAGTACACGCTCACGACCTCCGATATGCATCTTCATTTGTGCCATTAGTAATGGTTAAATCTGTTTCGCAAATAGTTTTCTACAAGTGTTTGCTTCGCCGTGTCGTGATTTTCGGTAAACACGTAAACGGCTGCTATACGTTTGTTACCCCACCCGCTTGACAAGTTAGCGAATAGTAACGTTGGGCTTGTTGTGCTGGATGGCCCGGTTGCGCCAATGGACGTTTCTGTGCCATTGTTGATGGCAACGAATGTATTTGTCAGGTCGTTACGCATCCGGAACGTGTAGAACGTATCCTCAGCAATTGCGCCAGTGATCGCCAAGCCCCCACGCAAGTTAGCGCTATACTCGTTGTTCGATCCGTTACGCATAAGCTGCACGTTAGTGGTCGGACCTGCGTTGATGAATCGACCATTGGTATCTAGCGTACCGCCGGCGGAACTTTGAGACGCAACGATGTACACCGTTATTCCGCCGTTGGCTAACAGGTCAGCGTTAGGCCAGTTCGGGCCAGTTAAGCGCGCATTAATCGACCCGCGCTTTACCACGGGTCGCCCGTTGATTACGTTTAACTCCAACTCAGGCTCAACGCCCGATGTTGCCGTGAAGTTGTTACCATTCGGCGATTGATCTGCCCAAGCCGTTACGGATGTTGTACCCGTAACCCCGACCCCGGCATCTAACACCAACCACGCCCGAGGGTCAGTCTGGGGCAGTCAGCTTTCTTCGTACTGCGTCAGAGTTGGCAAGCCTTTACAAGCCAAAGTGATGCTAAACGATGGAACCTCATCGAGCGCGTAGGTATCGCCCAAATTAGTGATGAAGCAATCGCCCGTTTCAATCGGATCACCATCCTGGGGAACTGGAGTGAAGATTTTGTACTTCAACGTTTCCTTTGCGATCATCTTTACTTTCAGGTTAAAGCCGCTGATCTTACCCGCGTCGGGATTAATCAGGTGCTGAGCCTCAGCCGTGATCGTTTGGTTGAATGTGCCAGGTTGTTTGTCCGGGCCGCAAAAGGTGTCCGCGTCAATCTCGTCCACCGTAGCATCCGTGGAAACGTTCGTCAAGCATACAACGGTGTCAAAGGTTGTGCCGCCGTCATCGGAAAGCGCTAACACAACGCTGTTGGGGAGTAGTTTACGTTCTGCCATTTTTGATAATTGTTATTGATGAAAAATTTTGTGTCGGAATGTCAATATACGCCGTGCGTATTTGCGTCCGTCCTGCATATCAAATGGCTCTGTTCTGTCATCCGTTAACTCAGTTGAAAGGCATTGCAGCCCTGCTCCTAAATTTAGCGTTGATGTTGTGTTAGGCAACAAACGTTGGAAAATAATCGCTGCAATATCGTCTGCGTCGTTCCCCGCGTTCTGTTGGTATCCAAAGGTATGTATTTCTACTCGAATTGTAGCATCGGTATCTTGTGTCTGCATCGTACCGTTCGACACGTTGTTAACCGGGTAGAATATAATGTAATTGTCAGGGTCGATGGATGGAGGTAGCGAGGCGTAATAAACCGGAATAACCCCACCAACGTTAATGCTTGCTAACGCCGTGAGGTACGCTTTTCGGAGAGGTTTATTTACATCACGCATCTTTCCATGAAATTATAGTAATATCGCCACCCATCGCGGCAACGGTTTTAAGTGAGTACCCTGCATCTGTTAAACGATCCCATACCAACTGACAAGGTTTTTCCCGTGTTTCGATCTTGTAATCGCCTGAGTTCGCTGTTTCTTGAATCAAATCAACCCAACGTTTAACAATAGCTTCATCAGTAATGTGCTTTGTGTCCTTTGCTGTAATCATGTTACGTATTTTGCCTACAAGTTAAGATTTCTTTTGAGGTTCCGGATAAACTCGACCCGGTTTTTTTCAAACGCCGGGTAAAGGAACGGCTGAGGCCGGATACCATTGCGCGCAATATTAATCGCAATCGCATACGCCGTGGCCCTGTCCGTTGTTTCGGCGGTCTGCCGTCCCTGACGAACGCGGCGGCGCGTTTTAACGTCGTAGGTTGCGCCGATCTTTTTACGGCGCACCCATTGATAAATCCGCTCCACAAACTGATCAAAATCGCCTCCTCCTTTACCCTTAAACTGAGCCGCGAACGTTTTCCAGTCTGGAGGTAGCGAGTTCACGTATTGCGCTGCGAATCTTTTCGTACCAAATTCAACAAACGCCGCATAGTCAGCGTTTACGGTTATTTCAAATCCCGATGGAATAGCAGCGAACGCAATCGAGGCGCGAAGTTCACCTTCATCCACCGGGGTGTTTTTCTTGGCGTCGGCAACGGTGCCACGGGCGAACGCTTCCAATTCATTTTTTACCACCCTACGCGCTTCAACACCTGCTTTACGGATGTTACCAACCGCTTCTTTAATATTGATCGTTGCTGTAAATCCCCTAGCCATCGAGCGTGGTCATGTATAGCGTTACGTATCGTTGTTTGCCTTCGTCCTGACGTTGGATCCGATTGATCGCTAGTACCTTGCCATTGTAAACTACTTCATCCCGTTCTTTGATCGCTTGCCCTGCATCGTAACGCACCTTTGCCCGATAATCATACGACCATTGTTGCGCTTGGTTTTCGGTTACTTGCCCGCCGGCAGTCATGTAGTTGAGATCGCTAAACGACCCGTACACCTGAAACGAGCGCTGTATCGTTTTAGTCACGCCGCCGAACTCATCTTGCCCGTAGGTGTACTGATTAATAGTCAGCAGGTTGCGCATCTTACCTATCATACCACTTTAATTTGCTTGGCTAATGACAATGCCATAGGGCTAATCCCCGCCGCATCCGTGTCGCCTCGATGTTCGTACAAGTGCGCTATCTGAGCGCGAAGTACGGCGTTTACCGCTTGGCTTGGTTTGTTGTTTGACGCGTAACCGGCGTTGTAGGTAATGGTTAATTTGTCGTAACACGGCTTGTCTAGCTTTTTGAACACGTTACCGGATAGCGTGTAGTCATCTGATGTCAGTTCGTTGCCTTCGCTGTCAACTACCGAAACGATACTGATAAACGGCTGATAAGGTAGCGTAATGCCACCAAGGGAGTTGTTAACCGTTGCGACAATGCGACGCTTGACTAATCCCATATTAAGCAAGTGTTCTACCTGCATACGCGCAGCGGTAATAACCGAATCCAATACCACATCCTGATCGTTCCCGGTCATGTATAGCCATGCCTTAGCCTGGTCTAACGAAACAGGCTCATCGCTTGATTCGTTCGAGAATTGCACGTCGTAAACGTAATTGTCTTTTACCTGCATGGGATGGTGTTAAAAAAGGGCGGGCAATTACACCCGCCCCTTTAGGTTATCATTTTTCGGTTGATTAAGAACCGCTGTCAATCACACCTTTAGCTACTGCGAACGTACCTTTAACCAGTACCTGAGTATCGTTAGCGCTCACGAATTGTACCAAACGTTGTTCAACGAGTAAGGTTTTAACGTTGTTGGTGAAGTCATTACCATCTAAACCAATTTGAATGGTCATGCCTTTACGGTAACGAACCTTTACAACCGTCATATCGCCACCGACAAACTCATCATTACCAAGGGCTTTTGACGGAACAATACTAATGCCCCAAGCATTAATAGTATTGCTTGCCGCGTCGAACGCCACACCCTGTGGTAAAATGTATTGACCGTCGGTAGTTTTGTTAGATAGCATGCGATAAAACACGTTGTTACCAACCAAGAATCCGTTTGCTACTCCGAAGCCGTCACTTACCTGCGAAGCTGCTGCAAGGATCACATCGAAGTCGTTAGGATTGCTAATTGAACCGGCCAATCCACCACCCGTGAACGAGCTTGCATACTGCTTGATACCTTTAAGGTTGTTACCAAGTCCATCACCGGATACCAACCCATTTTCAGTAACGATTTCGGTACGACGGCGCATATTTTCTTGAATGTACGAAACCAACTGAGGCAAATCTTCCATCATTTCGGTAGTTACCTTGCCGTAGAATGGAATTTTACGAGCCTGTTCGCGCTTTTCAACGTACAATACGCTGCCCTGTGGTTTTGGCGCACCTTCCCCGGTTGGAATCGGGTTACCCTGTTCGTCTGTTTCTTCAATCCACAATGCGTAAGGTTTGGAAATAGTTCCAATCGAAACACCCGTTTGGAAGTAACGCAATGGACGCTTACGAATTGTGCTTACAATTCCGGTATCCTCGGTCAATGTTTGCTGAGTTGCACCGCTGCCAATGGTCGTGTTATCTCCCATTACAACGGCATCCTTCAATTCAAACACCAAAGGCCCATCTTGAAGACCCCCGGATTTAATGATGGCCTCGATTTCGCCTTTCTTTTCATCCCATGCCTTTTGCAACTCTCCGAGTAAACCTTTGTTTACTGATTTATCGATAGTACCCCCCTTCGGCATTTTTGCCTGGAGTTCGCTGAATCCATTAACCAAAGATTGCAGGTCTTCGCGCATTTTTGCTACGTCGATACCCTCAGGCAATGACTTGATCGCGTTGATTTTACCTTCCAAATCGCTTTTCAACTGAGTGATAGCGCTTTGATCTTTTGCAGCATCGAGGATGCCTTGCAACACTGGTGCCATGTCTTTAAGACTATCCGGCAACATAGATTTAATATCCATTGTTTAAGTGGTTTTGATGAGTTGTGAAAACTTGTTTAGTGCGTCCTTTAGATCGTTAACCGGCACCGTGTCAACGGACGGCGGTGTGGATTGCTTAGCTTCAAGGATTATCTGTGTCAACTGCTTTGAATGCAGTAGTAACATTTGGATTGTTTCGTCTGAGGCATCCGATTTACGGCAGAATGATTCGATAGCCTTTTGGCGTTCGATAATTTGATCAAGATCAAACGCGCCTTTCATTCCTGTTAAAGGTGTAAGCGAGTTAGCGCCCCATGCGGTCAGGCTTGAACCTTCGTACAACTTTACCTCTGTGATTTCATACCAACCGCCTGCGGGGTTTTTCATGTACCCTTCGTAATCCTGTAACTGGTTACGTTTGAGAATTTGAAAACCAATGGAATGTTCGCTGATAAGGCCGGACTTTACCATGTCGATAAAATCACGACCTAATTTATGCGTACCAATTTCAGATTCGTAGTAAAGCCCGGTTGCATCCTCTTTCAGTTCCTTAAGCACGCCCAATGGCTGCGATGGATTGTGATTGAGCAGGTGCTTAATCCGTGGCTGTGAAGATGCCGGGCCGTTCTCCCGGATTGTTTTCTGAAACGCACCCATCCGCATGATATCACCATCTGAATCGACGTTGCCAAAGTGCGAGAAATACCCGGTAACAATACCGCGCTTTTCGTCTGCATCTTTGAACGATGCCGGGATAATTAAACCTTTGCAGGAATAGATACTTTTCATCCATCCAAAACTACTATTTGCAACATTGTTACATTTGTAGTATTTTGTGCTAAATTCAATACATCATGGGAAAATGGAATAGCGTTAACGTAACGACACTGGATGAGGTAAGAACTCACATATCCACGCACGGCGGTAGTATTGGTCAGTTCTACGATATCGCTGTCCGGGAAAAAATACAACGTGATACGGCTGCTGCTGAGGTTGCTAAATGGATGACACCGGATGATATTGCGGCAATACTTGATAGATTACGAAAACCTTAGTATATTGCGCCTGCATCAGTTTTGCATGTAGGCTCTGTTTTTCATGTGTGACCCCTGACGTTTCCACGTTGGGGGTTTGTTTTATCTCCTCCTCCGTAACCCCGGATTCCGCTCAATAATCCTACCATCCCCATCACGCTCTACTTCGTAAGCGCACGTACAACGGCAGTTACATACTTGATTGGCCGGAGTGCGCTGCCCTTCGCTGCCCCTATCGCCGGGGTGTTTCATAGGTATAGAACCTGCAACCATAAACGTATCATTAACGCCTACTTGCCTGTCATCCATAGCAGCATGATCGCGGCGTGTACGCATATCGTTGGTGGCAAGCCACGTTTTACGTAGTTGTAATTCGCTTTGCTCAGCGTTCAACTGAGCGCCTGTATTAGCGGCTGTAATCGTTTCGGTACGTGCAATCAAGCGCGCACGGATAACGCTCATGCCGAGCCGGTACTGCTGAAACAGCGCAACCGTTTCATCAATCGACAATCCATCACGTTGCGCTTCAACAAATATATCCAATAGGTTACGCCGTGTGGTATCGGTTATACCTTGCACATCGTTGAATAAATACCGCTCGAAGTACGCGGTTATCAGCGTAAACATTTGCTGGTTAAACCCAATGGGCCGGCGGGATTTCCGCCGTGCTTGCCGGGTAATATGAGCCTGTGATACCGCTGCCCAATCGGTACCGGCTCCAATGTACAATTCCCTCATCAGTTCGTACATCGGTAGCGCGTCAATATCGTTTGCAGCCAGCGGCGTTGGTGATCGCCTAAACGAAGCGATAAACGTGTCCACCTGAGCGCGGATAATTTCGGTTAAGCGTGGGACGTACTTAGCCTCATATCGTTTCCATAAACGATTGAACCGGTTAATGTATTCCTGTTTTTCGGCTGCTGTCATTTGTAATGCGTTGGGCCGTGTGGCACGTCTTCGATCATTTCCCGGATGCGAGCGCGATCCCACAATACCTTTTCCCGCTTTAACGGGCTGGACGGCATGGGCAGTTCCTTAGCAATCAATCGATCGATA